CATGATGCACGATCACATGGGCTGGTGCGTAGAGTGTGGTGATATCATCTTGCGCGGATCGACCGATGATTTCGGCCGAATACCTACCGGTGTCGCCGATCAACATAACATTATTGGTGAGCATGAGAAGCAAAATATTTTTCATAGTGTACAGTATAGCAGAGTTACGATGACTTGTCAAGAGATTTCGGCAGGTCGATAAAATATTGCTTGAACGTAAACTTCTCGGACTGGTAGATGCTGGAGCGTTCCACATAATGCTTGAGCAGAAAGTTCACATGCTTGCCGACGCGTAGATCATCCACGATATCGAACAGGGTCGCATGGGTCTTACCGTCAGCGGTCCTGAGTCCTCGTCCAATCGATTGCAGGTTGCGAATTCTCGATTTACTTGGCGCCGCAAAGATGACATTATGTAGATTCTTGATATTGATACCCGTGGAAAAGGTTCCGTAGGAGGCCACAATAATCGCATTATTACGGCTTTCCATGACCTTGCGTATTTCTTCCCGCGCAATCGTGTCGGTGCCACCATAGATGAAAAAGACTTCTCGGGTATCGCCTGCCTGCTTATAGAGGTCCTCAAACATCGGTTTCCCATGTTTCTCGACCAGTTGAAAGAGTACCAGGGTGTTGCCCTTGAGAGACAGGGCTAGATTGCGTACAAAGAGGGCTCTGGACTTATTCTGCACCATGGCCTCATATTCTTCGGGATAGGTGCACTTCCTCATGGCCTTGCGTACATCTTCGGGGTACTTGAGCACCAGGCACTTAATCTTGAGTTCTGACACTGTTCCGGCATCCATCAGTTGCTTGGTTGTGACCACCTGGAAGACAGGACCGAAATGCCCCTCAAGCACCAGACGATGGGTCTTGGTGCCATCGAGGGTCCCTGTGGTACCGATACGGACATCGGCATGAATGAGGTTCGACATGATATCCGTCAATGATTTGGCTTTGAATTGGTGGGCTTCGTCCCCGATCACAAAATCAAACTGCTTGAGATACTCAGGGGTCTGGCGATGCAGGCTCTGCCAGGTGGAAATGGTCAAGAAATGATGGGCCTGTTTTTCCTTTCCTGCATACAGACGGTGTATGTGGGCATCAGCATCCCAACCGTAGGTTTTGAAGTCTCCAAAGAGTTGTTCGACCAATGAGGTGGTGGGAACGATAATCACGCCTTTTTTGTGGGTCCGCTGAAGATAGCGCACAATTAGATAGATAATCAGTGATTTTCCTGAGGCCGTGGGGCTGACAATCAAGGCGCGTTTGTTGCGGATACTCTGGGCAAACGCCTCGATTTGATAGTCCCTAGAGACATGAGGGAGCCCGAGTGAGTGTGCAAAGGCTTCGGCTTCAACCAGCGAAAAGCTGTTGGTCAGGAGAATGGGATCATCGATCTCCAGAGGATAGCTACGCTCTGCTGCAAATTTCTGGAGGTAACCACAAAGACCACCAGGTAGAGTACCATCACGGCGATTGTAAAGGCGAACCTTCCCGTCCCAGAGGCCTTTGCGAAATAGAGGTGTGAACTGAAATCCTGGAATAAAGAACGAAAAATAATCTGACAGTTCCTCTCCGATAGAACTTTCGCAGGCAATTTGTATAAACGACTCATTCTTTTTACTCGCCACAAGGTGTGTCATAATATAATATCGAACTTATCCCTTCATGGGAACGGCGAACCCCTCGGTAATCATCTGTTGATTGATGCTCACGCCATTGATGGAAAGTTCACCTAACACGCGACCATACTTTTCAAATTCTTTATTCAATTTGGTCGTGACCACGAAGTCGTGATTGGTCAGGAGAGCGGCCAGATGATCCTTGGCCGGAGGCCCTTGTGGGGTCTTCATCTCAGGGGCATTGATACCGGCCAGGCGAATCTTGGCCACATAATGAATGTCAAAGCCCAGGTCGATGTCGGCTTCCACGGTATCGCCATCGAGTATGCGAATCAATTTTGCATTATAGGTATACATGGTGTCTCCTTTTCCTTTTGTCTACGTTTCATTTGTGAAAGTTTCATTCTCTCTTTTGTTTCCTGGGTCTTTATGTTCTTTATAATGTATCCAATACACGGTCAATGGGCACCACCTATGAACTTTTCCCACCCACAAACTTCCTTTAATTGCCACGTCCTATTATTCAGTTCCTTGATGATCGACTGTGAGAGTTCTACGATTTCAGCATGAACCCCCAGGACCTGTTTGGCATTCAGGATATCACTATCGGCATCCAAGTAGGTCACCATATCAGCCTTGAGGGTGAAGGGAAACGGGGACCAGCCGTACTTCTTCAAGGTGTCATTGTCCAATCTACCCGAATAATACTCATACTTGATCCGCCGTAACTTGGCATACTTGCGTTCACCATCTTGGAAGGCCCGACGGTGTGCGGAAAGAATCGTCAGGTACTTGGAATGCAGACTGCCTATCTTACGGAGTTCCTCAGAAGGCTCCAGCCGATCCATTGCGGCATCCTTCTTCCACTCGTCTAAGAGGGCATCGACTTGGGCGGTTGATGGGGCTTTCGTGTCAAGTATCATAGTGCCTCATAGTATAGCAGGTTCATGGGAGACTGTCAAGTTATATTTTTGTAAATGTGTAAAATTCAAATCTGAATGTCACATCGGCGGTGATAAGACTTTCTGGATCACTGGTACTGGACAACAGAATATCAGACAAGCTGGTAGGAAAGCAATTATGAAATGATACGCGAATCTTGGGGTTCTGTTTGGAATCATGGACAATCAAGGCTGCATCGGAAAATTGGGGCATCGTGGTGACACCTGCACCGATACGCCGATCCAAATTCTTGTACTGGTCGAACTTCTCTGGAAAGGTCATACCGACCATCCAATTGAAAATTTCTTGCCAACCTGTGAGGTCCTCATCGACCGTGAAGGTCATGGAAAAAGGATTGATGCTGAGTTTTTCACCTGGGGACCACAGGTCAATGAATGGGGTCGAACGAGGCACTTCACCGATGTTGATGCCAGGGATATTCACCGACTGTGCCCAATAGGTCACCGTGGGTAATGCGGCAAATGAGACCATGAATTTATTAGGATGCAAGACATTCGGATTAGTGGGGGTATTGGTCACTGTAGGGATCGCCATTACATCTCCTTTTTGGGATTGGAAGGATCATTTTCGGGATCATCGATGGGAAGATCGATCCGTTCACGGCACACGACCTTGATACTTGGATCATCAGGATAGGCGGTACGCATCTCGGCCTCAATACGTGTGGCTTCTGAGTAACACTCTTCCGCTGAAACATATTTTTCCAGTAGGTAGGAGGTATTCAGGCCTGTAAGAGGAGAAGCCAGGATCAAGAGAAGTAGCCAAATCGACATAGAATCTCCTTCTAGACACTATTTATGCTGTTGTATCGGGACAAAAAAAGGGGAGCCCTTGTGAGGCTCCCCAATTTCTTGTACTATGACAACTCGCTTATGCGATATTGAGAACTTTGAAGGCTCTGTAGTACATGTTGGCACGGACGGTCAAGGCGCCTGAACCCTGGACGGTACCTTCGGCGAATGGGTTGGCGACGATGCCATAACGGGTCTTGAACCCGATCTTTGGCTGGAAGGTCGCGGTGTCAACCGCACGGACCATCTGGAGAGGGACGTATGGGCAATAGAAGATACCTGCGTCAAACGCATTGGTACCCTTGTACCCGACCACAACAAACTCCTGGGTCTGTGCGGCTGGGAAGTAAGGATCAATATAGACCTTGTAACGACCGAGCAAGGTACCTGCGTAGGTATTTGCGGTATCGTCAACATTCAGGTTCACGTTGTCCTTCAAGGCACCAGCGTAATCCAAGATACCTGCAAGCGCAAAAGCAGAGGCCACATCTGACGAGCAGATGATGACATTACCCTTGCCACGACGAGTCTGCTTGGCGATTGTGTTCGCTTCGCGCTCGATCTGGAATGCAAGTCCCTTGATCTTTTCAACCATCCAACGACCGTTTGAATCGGTGTCGAGGTCGAATGCTGCGGCGGTTGTGGTGCCGACGGCGCAACCCAACTTGGCAACCGCGTAGACTGTGCGGATCACTTCACGGTTGATTTCGGAAAGCACTTCTGCGGAAAGGATGTTGGACAATTCTGTCTCAGCATCTAGACCGTGAACAGCCTTCAAGTCCTGGGCCAATTCAAGGGTGTATTCTGCCTTCAACGCACGGGTCTTAGCAGTTACAGTGACCTTTTCGATTGAGAAACCCATTTCGCTGAATGCTGGGTTGGTGCCGTCGCCCAAACCTTCTGCCACTGAGGTGGAGAAACCGATGCCAGGTGCAACAGGTGTTGCGAACACGGCTGCGGTGTTACCGGTAGCTGTCAATGTCAACGCGGTCTGTGCCACTCCGGTGCCGGAGAAGCTAGAGTTCGCTTCTTGATAGAAGGCTTCATCCAAACGGGCTGTCGCATTGGCATAGTTGGAGCGCATCGCAAAGATCAATCCAGTTGGACCGGTCATTGGCTGCACGCCGCAGATGTCATAGGCGATCAGGTTAGGCAAGGAACGACGAACCAAGGAGATGAGGATTGGATCATAACCGGCCATAGGACCTGTTGG